AGGGGCTTTACCAGTGGCAACTTGTTCAGGGGTTTGTGGTGCTGTTTGGCCTTGCTGCGCTAATAATCCGCGAATTTCGGCAGCTCTATCCTGTTTTCCGATAGCTTGACCAAACTGTAAACCAGTAACAATGTTTCCGGTAATGTTCGGGTCAAGGTTATATCCTCGTGTATCAACTAATGTCATGCTATGCCCCCACTCCGGCAACACCTATCGGGCCAGTAGATCGATAAGGATTGCGACTGCCATAATAAGTAGCCCCGGCTGTCACTAGATTACCCAGCATGGCTTGGTTGGCTTGTTGTGCGCCCAAAATACCAGAAGCTTGTGCTTGTGCTGCTTGCATACCGTATTGACCAATTTGACCGGCTGCCTGTTGGCCTAATTGAGCGACATTAGTTGTTGCCGCTTGGCCGCCACCCGTTAAAGTACCCAATCGATTAAACTGATTTTGAATATCTTGCTGTGCAAATCCAGTAGCTTGCTGCTGTAAAGCCGTGCGAATATTGCCACCGCCTAAACCACCAATAGCGGCTTGATTTCTTAACAATGCTCTTTGTGCGCGATTTCTGATAAATTGTTGCGCGGGTGACTCTTCAAGGCTGGCCATTACCTCGCGCTGAGCTTCTGGCCCCAATAAGCCCAACATAGCCTGCTGTTCTTTTAATGCGCCAAGGCCAGCCTCACGGAAAGGAGCTGCTTGTTCTTGCGTTATATCGAACTGGCGACCACTCTCTGCTGCTGCCGCCTGTGCAGCTTCTGACTGTAGCTCTCCGGCCTCTTCCGCTGCCTCACCTGCGGTATGAGCAGAATAAAGACCTGTTACCGCTATTGCACCCGCTATCCAAGGCATAATTCGTTACTCTCTTTAAGATTTAGCATTGATTCAACATCAATATCAAAAACATTCTTAACTTGCACGTTTAATTTCTTTAGAAGTTTGGCGCGTTTTTCATTGAAAGGTTTATCAGTGACGTATTCCCAAATATCGCACAGCCGGTCATCAATTTGATTTAAATCAATGTGAAGACCATCAGTGTTATCAAGTTTGTTTTTTGCTTGAGTCATTATGTCCGTCATATCAACACCGTATGCATCTTTTCCAAACTGAACCGCTTTATCAATACTGGTGTCTATTATAACCTTTTTAGCATCGGGAAAGTATCTATCTATATCCAGCATAACCAGCCCTGTGCAGCTATCGCCATCATCACCAATTTTATTTTTGTACTCTTCCATACTTGAGCAGCCATCAATTCCCTCGTGATAACAAAACAAATCATCATAGGTTAGAAAATTAGCCAGCCATGCGGTGCGTGATCTCGGAAGCCCTAAGATAAAAAAACTCACGTCAAAATCCACCCTGTATCACCCGTGCCAGATTGCTTGATGTACAAAATATTGCTTGCCGTTCCCGATGTATCCATATATCGCTGCCTAGGGCTTGCTATCACTACACCCTCAGGCGAGCCAGAACCCTCTATAGGCGTATTTAAATTAACTTCACGAGTGATGGCTTCGCACCATTCAGCCGTGCGCTCTGTTGGCATACCGTTAGCATCAAACCAGCTTGTAAACCTCTCTAGCGGAATAATCATCTAAAATCGGCCTCAAGCTTAATAATTACCGGCTTAACAGGATCAGACATAATGAATCGATAAACGCGAAAACGATCAAATGAACCTCGCCTGCGCCATTTTTGCCGCTTTTTATATTCGCCTTCTTTACCTAATCGCCGTGATATGCCGTTACTCCATGACTTTGAACCGTCATCAGAAAACTGCATCATAATATGAGGATCAACACCGTCAATAAGGCTATCGTCACCAAAAACATAGGGGAAGGTAATAGGGAAAGTATCTTTTTGTTTTTCACCTAAGCCAACTCCCGATTCTGTTGTTAATTCAATTTGTGAAACCCTGACACGACGACCCTGACCATGAAAAGGTGAAGTAGAAACGATCCGCGTGATGTTTACGCCGTATTCTGTATAAGTGTCTTTATTTAAAACACCGATGCGGCCATCCTGACTATCTGTGACTAGGGTTTTACCATAAGCATCAATAATACCGTTAACACGCCAGGCTATCGGACGGCCTTCTGCATCTTTTGATTTGCGCTCATGCCATCGCGGCGCACCAGACAAAGCTGAGGCTGCTGCATCATAGGTAAATGTTCGGTTTTTAAAGTGAAAATTAACAAAATAACCACCCCCTTCTGCGTAGACAGTGGCATAAATAGCCGCTATTTCTTCATCCGTCGATTCTTGCAGTACCTTATCGATTGCAGCCGTCGAAATTTTAACAGCAGACGCACCTGTAAATCGCCAGATTGCGGCTTGTTCATTCTCACCACCTCCAATACCGACAAACGTGTTATCAAAATCAACAAGAGAGAATTTGGCACTAATGCCTTTTTGAATAACGCCACCGGCAATACGCTGGAATGGAAAACCACTACCGCCAATATTCTGAAAAGGCTCATTTGTGATAGTGCCACCCACATAAAGCTGATTTCGATTAACGTGAATGCCGGTTATTAAATCGGGGTCAACTTCAGCCGTGCCGAAATCTAATGCGCCATAGGTCAAGCCATCGTTTAAATTGGAATTAAAGAATATTGGCTTGTTTGATGCGTTATTTGTGTTTTTGTAATGAATAAAATAGCCGTCTTTGTGTACAACTTGTTCAGACGGCCCTAACGTGTTTGTGTAATTAGTGTCTGTAATCTGAACCAGCCCACCGGCAACGGAATAAATATAACCGGCCACCAATGGAACTACTATGCAGATTTGAATGCCATTGTCAGCAATTGACACCCGGCCAGCCCCAGCAATAGTGCCTAAATTATCTGTTGAGCCATCACGATTAATACGATAGAAAGACTGACCATTGACAGTGTAAGCAATACCGCCCATAACATGAGAACCACGACACGAATCACTGCCGGTTGTCGCAAAGGTATCAATACCGGGCGTGCCGATTAATTGCGCTTGAGATAGTGCCGTTGTTTGAGGGATTTGAGGAATCCAATTCGAACATTCCTGTGCAGCAATAGGTTTGCTTGCATCCTCGTAGAATCCGGTTGCTATGGGTAACTCAGCCATTAAACCGGGGCCACATAAGCTGTATCTGCCGTGTCAATCAAAGCAGTAATCGTTACATCCCCTTTATCAGCATAGAATGTAAAATTATCGAGCATTGTTATCTCATATCGTTGTGGATGAGAATCGATACGAATAATGTGATCAGGATTAATATACTCATGCCCCGCTTTTCTACGTTTTATTTTAGCAATCACCTTTGCTCACCCCATTCAACAACACAATCAGCCGAAGCCGTCGATGCTGTGCATGTTACGATAATATAATCACCACGAACAACAGGGAATTCAATTCTATCTCGATAAGGGTTATCGATTTCTCTTGCGCTGGCAGCTTCAACAGGAATAGATGTAACAAAGTTTAAATTGGCTATTGTCACAGCGGTAGCTCTAACTGCTGTAGCATCCATGTCAGTAGAGTCGCATTCTGAATATGAACCGCCACCAATACTTTGTAATGTTTCGCCAGTTATATCGCCTGCATTTCTTGATGTCCATACCTTGAAAACACCTTTTTTAGAGCAATTAACTGAGATACGAGCCAGTGTCATTGTTCTAGTATTGGTCTGTGAATTTATCTGTAACGGATTATGAACAACGATTACAGGCGTGTCTGAAGATACGCTGACACCCTCTGCATACGCTGATGTATAAGTCTCTCTGTCGTTTCTGGTTCCATTCTCTGAAGTAATATCAGCACAGCCAACATGCATTTCTACATTTTCAGTAGTTCTCTCGCATCTGAAATGAGCTGGCAGAGCCGGATTTTCCATGCTCAGTGCGGTCAATGTACCTAGATTTTTAATGGTATGAACCAATACATTATTAATAAAAAAATTATAATCACCTACACCGCGCCATTGAAATTGAATATCATAAATATTGCCTTTTTCAACGTCAAAACCAAGAACAGTAGACGTATCAATAAGCGTATCAACCTTAGATACACCACCGCTTTCTAATTGAGCATATAATAAGCCATCAGATTTTAATGAAAAATTGACCTCATTTTCACCATGAATACCTATGCCCCAATCTCTTGCTCCATCATTAGTTTTGTTAGGACACCAAAGGGCAGCAGAAAACAAATGGCCGCGATTCGGTTGATAGCGAGGGCATTCTCTTGATTCTAGGTGAACAACTGTGTTTGTAGCATCCGTTATGAGTTTCCCAGCAGAATTAGTTGATGTGATATTAGTTGATGTGTAAACTTGCGACCCGTTCTCATACATGAACCAAGCGGCAGGATCGATATCAAAAGTGAACTTACTTGAAAATAAAGATACAGGTAAAGATACTTTCTGAACCCCCCATGCATCGGTTGTTAAATCACCAACACCAAAAACATTGCCTCTAATCTTCCATTTTGCACCAGTCCATTCTTTAACGTCGCCGGTATCAGATTCTATGATTTCCTCGCCAGCATAAGCACCGTTTGGATTTGTGTCTGTTGATAAGACAACTTTTGCATATTTTTCGGAAAATTCTGACATTTAGAAGTTTTCCTTTTCTACCTTCGAATAAAAGCGATCATCGGTATAGTCTGTATTGCACTGTTCGCCTGATCCCATAGGTAGCGTGCCCGGATAATGCACCTCAAGAGGCTTTTTATAAATAGCCATCATGGCCGTTTTTGATTCATCGGCAATAACAGCAATTTCATTTGATACCATTATTTCAAATTCAGCACCAATTAAAACTGCAAGATTATACTTAACAGCTTTATGAGCGCCGCGCGGAATTCTTACCTCGTCGGCTTCATCTTTAACCGGCGCAAAGCCTAGATTAGCCCCTAGCAGCTCCCACTCGATAACCATATCGTTAAGCATATCAAGGGCATCGTTAGACTCGCTGGATTCGATGTCGGTTTCATCGGCATGTTCACCAATAATAGAAAAAGATCGTTTAATGAAGCTGAGAGCCGTTGCCATTAATCATTGCCTCTATTTGAGATACTAAATTCTCGCCTCGGCCTTTGATTTCTTTGCCAAAGTTGGTCAATGCGTACTCTTTCAAATCCTTATCACGCATTTCCTTTAAGTTTAAGGCTCCATTAAGGGCATCTTTCACGCCCTCAATAGACTCGCCTAACTGCTGGACTTTAATCACATCATCGGGGTCAACGTCAAAGTCAGTCGTTTTGATAAAATAGCGGGGTGAATCTTTCCAGCCTTTATCATAATAAGACTGAGCATCGTCTTTATCGACAATCATTGGATCTTCTTCAGCGTGATAAATCCAGCATCTAAGCATTAACCTTCTCCGTCATTCATTTGAGTGCGTAAGCTTGCAATATCGGCCAGAATTAAGGCAATTTGCGCCTCATTATTGGCTACATATTGACCAAGCTCTGCAACAGTTGGAATCGTGCCATTAGCGATAGTTTGCGTGGCAGCCGCTGTTGGTTCATTAGCCGTCCAGGTAATTGCAACGCCCGTTCCAGTAGCATCGGCTGCTTTGTTAAATCGAGTATTAATACCCATAAGAAAATCTCCGAAAAAGGGGGCCGAAGCCCCCTATTAACTAGCGAGTGATACGAACAGCGAATGAGCGATTTTGAACAATCACATCAAACAGAATGTCAAAACGATAGCTCATGGTCATACTGGAACCAGTAAACCAGCGAGTTGCCGTCATTGATACACCGTTGAAGTTTTCGCGCGATTGAACAACGCCAGCACCGTCACCAGCCACATCCAGAGGAACGAACGCCATTGTGATCGCGTTAGGATGGAAAGCCATGTTCTGCTTATATGCTGTGCTTGCTGTACCCGTTTTAATGGTTACAACTGCATCATCGGCAGGGGCTGCCGTTACAGTCTGGTAAGGGCCAGAGATGATAATAGGCGGTGCAATGGTTACAGGGATATTATCGGTTACACCAGTTGACGCAATCGAATCCGCCGTAATGGTGAAAGTCTGCAAATCACCTGTATCTTCACGAGTACGACGATTCACTGAATTAACACCAGCCAAGGTAATAACATCACCCGCTTTAAACGCTGCCGCACCGGAAGTAGTCGCCACGCCATCAAGGTTCAATGTCTGTGTATCAGTATCTTTCGCAGTCGCATAAGTGACCTCAATAGTACCAGCATCATCAACAAGGATCGTACCAGTAGCAGCACCAACCGTATGAGACTTAAGGCTGTTAGACTCGAAGTTATCAAACTGAGCATAACGACCTAGTGAAGCCTCTTCAATGGCTTTAGCAGCCGCTTTCTGAACAAATACACCTTTCAGGCCATCTGCTAATGCTACAGACGACGCCGAATCCCAAAACGCGCAGCGATTACCAACAGGTACGCCAAGTTTTGTTAATTCCGCGCCTGCATTGGCAATCGATAAAAACGTGCTTGGTGTAGTACCAGGCGTGCCAACAAAGTTAGGAATTTCGGTGTAAGTGGCCGCAATAGCCGATTCTACAACTTGAGCCAGTTCCTGCATTGCAGGCTTGATATAGCGCTCGTTTGCGTCTTCGATTTTCAGAGACAAATCTTCGTCTGTAATGTCAAAACCAACATG